AAGAAACTGCAACATAGCCTCTCCCAACACTGGGATACTACATTTTAGATCGACCTCTGGAACCAATGCTGAGTGGCGCGTGAACGGTGGATTATTTTCCAGCGGTGGAGCAAATGCCGAATACGGATTCCTCTCGTTTCAAACGGCAGCAAACATTTTTCAAATCGGGACCGCACAGGCGGGAACAGGCGTTGCGCGAGCAATGGAGTTTGTGACCAACGCGACCGCTCGCATTAGAATCGGGACCGCTGGCGAAATAGGTTTTTTTGGAGCAACCGCCGCCGCACAACCCGCCGCTGTGGCAGACGCCACAGACGCCGCCAGCACGCAAGCCCGCCTCAACGATCTGCTTGCCCGCCTCCGCACCTTGGGCCTCATCGCCACCTAATTTATGCTAACGAATCCAACACCCATCGAAACGCCCGCCGTAGCCGCCAAGGTCTACGACCGCCTCCACGTTTATAGTCTCTCGGCCATTCAGCCAACGGCCGACACCGGCAGCATTACGGTCGAACTCCTGCCCGCCACGGCAACCGGCGAACTCGCCTCCGGCGACCTCGTCCAGCGCATGACCACGCCGCTCACCCCCGAGATCCTCGCCGCCGTTCCCGAGCTGGCCGCCGCCTTCGACGCCGTCTTGGCCGCCATCCCCGCAACCCAAGCCTACCTCGCCGCGCAACAGGAGCAGCCTAATGAATAAGACCGTCACGCTGACCGAAGAGCAGGCCAAGCTCGTCATGCAGTGCCTCGACCTCGCCGTCAAAACCGGCGGGCTGAATGCCGCCGCGCAGATCCTGCCTTTGGCAACGAGCATCGAGAAGCAGCTCACGGAGGAAGCGCCCGCTGCTGAATAATGAGGACTGTCACCTTACAGTCTATCTTGCTCCGCGCATGGCAACGTGTCGGCAACGACGCCAGCACCATCGACGCCATCCCATCCGGCGCAAGAACCATGATGACCGCCGCCGCCAACGAACGCATCGCCGACTGCTGGGAGTGGGCCGACTGGCCAGAACTCATGCGCGTCGAAGAACGCACCGTCGAAGGCAACGAGACCAACGGCTACTTCATCCCCTACGAGCAAACCGGCGAGACCGCCATGGGCGAAGTCTTCGCCGTCCTCCGCGACAACCCAGCAACACACGTTGCACCTCGCCAGATTGGCTACACGCTCTTGGGCGACAACGTCCGCTTCCCGCAAAGCACCGATTTACCAACCACCGTCTGGGTCAACTACCGCATCCGCCCGACCGAATACTCCGCAAGCAACCTCTCCGCAACAGTTCCTAGCGTCATCGCCAAGGCAGTCGCCCTCATGCTGACCTCCGATCTCCTCACCGAAGACGGCCAGCTCGACAAAGCACTCGCCATGGAACAGATGGCCGAGTCCGAGCTGATCTCCCAGCGCGACAAATATTACTTTCAGCAGGGCCAACCCTCCACATGGACCGCCCGCGTCAACCAATATTGAACAGAAGATAACGAAGATAACGAAGGATTTTCCAAACCCTCAACCCTCAACCCTCAACTCTCAACTAACATCATGGGCTTCCCAAATAACAAAATCACCAACGGCCTGAGCGGCGGCATCTACATCGCCGACACCACGGCCCGCACCGGCGACTGGCTTGCCATCCAAGTCCTCGCCGACGCCAAGTTCCACACCTTGACCGGCAACGTCGCCGACATTGCGAACACGACAGACGCCAGCGCCCCCGTCATCCCGGCAGGCACTATCCTCTTCGGCAAGTTCACCGCCATCGACCTGCACAGCGGTCGCATCATCGCCTACACCGCCTAATGCTCCTCGCCCCGACATTGTTGCTGAACGCTGGGTCCGGCGCCGCCATCGCGCGCCCGACCTTCAGCCGCGACTTTGCCGGGGAGAAGACCTTAAACAACGGCACCGGCCCCGCGATCACCTTCACCAGAGCCAGCAACGCCACCTTCTTCGACGCGAGCGGCACGCTGCAAACGGCCAGCAACAATGCTCCACGATTCGACCATTCCGGCGGCAGCAGCTTGGGGCTTCTCATCGAGGAGGCCAGAACCAACAGCATCCGCAACTCGCAGGCTGGTGGGGCGACCAACGGGGTGATTGGGAGTGGTGGGGTGATGCCGACGAATTGGTCGACTTCTGGTCACAATACCAACGGAATTTCAGCAGAAATACTCGGCACAGGAACAGAAGACGGCCTTTCCTACATAGACCTAAAAGTCAGCGGCACTCCAACGTCCAATGGGGTTTTGAGCTTTAATACAGAATCCATAACGCAAATTGTTGCCGCCGATGGACATACGTGGACCGGTTCGACGTATTTTAAGTTGCAAGCCGGAGCAACCACAAACGCAACTTTTCGCGGATATGTAACTGGAAGAACTTCTGGCGGATCAGCCATTGCTGGGCAAGCGTCCACAGTAACATTCGTCCCAACATCAGCAAAGCTTAACTCGCAAAGAATTACCAGCACGCGCACGTTCAGCGACGCAACGGTTGCGAGGGTCACTTACAACTTTGAGGTCATCTACACCAACGGCGACCCCATCGACCTAACCCTCCGCATAGCCGCCCCGCAGCTAGAGCAAGGCGCCTTCGCCACCAGCTACATCCCGACGACCAGTGCCGCCGCCACACGCGCAGCGGACAGTGCGGTCGTCACGCCGATCTCTTCGTTTTATAATCAAGCGGAGGGGACGTTGTTTGCGGAGTTTGTCGTCAACGGCCTGCCGCTATCGACACAATTCCCAAAGGTTTGGTCGTTTGGGAACACAACAAACACGAACAACCGCACAGAGTGGTTCTTGGCCAACGCTTCGGGAACCCTGCAAGTTGGCACGCAGGTAAGGGTTGCCTCGGTCAACCAATATGGAGTGCAAGCCAACGCCAGTGCCGTTGGGTTAACCGGCAAGTTCGCTATGGTCTATAAAACCGACGATTTCCAAGCGGCCCAAAACGGCAGTTTATTTGGCGCGGCAGACACAAGCGGGTCTGTTCCGGCATCGGCAGATATAACGCAATTTAACATCGGATCACAGGCGGCGGGCGTCCAGCCAGCAACGGCTTTGTATTTCCGCAAGATCGCCTACTGGCCCCGCCGCTTGAGCAACAGTTTGCTCCAACAACTCACGACGTAACATGAAGGACTTTCTTTACAAATTCCCCGACGAGGCCACGGCGCAAACCGCGCTCGCCAACTACTTTTCTGCCGAGAACGGCTGGCAGACCAGCGGAGAAGGCTATGCGCTTGATCCGGTGGGTGTGCTGGCAGACGTAGACATGACCGACCCCGAAAATCCGGTCAGCACACTGCTCGACGGCTGGCACCTCAACCTCCGCGTGACCGACGACCGGCCAGATCCGGCGGCAGACTACAGCGTCACTCCGACCCAGCAGCGGAGAGTGTGGCTATGACCTCGTGGCACTACGACCTGACGACCACCGAGAAGGGTGTCATCGGCACCGCGACCAGCATCGGATCGTCCATCTTTTCAATGTTACCGCACCTTGAAGCAACCCTCCGCATCGGCGGACTCATCATCGGAATTTTGGTCGGACTGGCCACGCTCATCAGCGTCCTTCACGACATTCGGAAAAAACAGAAAGAACTAAAGAAATGAGAAACTGGAAAACAACGACCATCGGAATCTTGACCGCCCTCATCGCCTTGGCGACCGGCGCGAAAGAGTTCCTCGCCACCGGCACCATCCCTGACATCGGCCTCATCGCCGCCAGCCTCATGGCTGCATGGGGATTAGTGGTAGCAAAAGACGGCACCGCCCGCCTCTGACTCCATGAGCGTCCGCGCCACAAAACTCATTGCAGTTGCGATCCTCGCGTTGAGCTGGGCTGTCGCTGCGGCTGGCTGCGTCACGGTCGGCTATGACTTCTTGAAGCAGCAGGCCACCGTCACCGTCAACCCACCGCCCAAAGGCTACGCGAAGTAAGCGCATGTGGAAGTGGATCAAGAATCTGTTTGGCAAAAAGTCCGCGACTGGCCCAGCGCCAGCCTCGCCGAGCTTGCCATTAGAATCCACAACCGTCTCCACACCCGCCGCGAGCAAAGCCTACGACGAACGCCGTCTCAACACCCCGAACAAAAGCGGCCGTCCAATAACCCCGACCATGATCGTCCTGCACCATACGAGCGGCAGCTATAACGGCTCCGTCTCTTGGTGCATGAACCCTGCCAGCAAAGTGTCCTATCACGTCATCATCGCCCGCAACGGCAACCGCACCGTCCTCGCCGACGACACGGCGCGCTGCTGGCATGCAGGCATCAGCTCATGGCAAGGCGTGCCCGACTGCAACAGCTACAGCATCGGTGTGGCGTGGGACGGCGACACCTACGAAGACCCGCTCGGTGAAGCGGCCATGGACAGCGCCATCCAATACATCGTGCCGCGCATGAAGAAGTGGCACATCCCGATGTCACGCATCGTCACGCACCAGCAGATTGCCCCCAATCGCAAAAACGACATCAGCCCCGCCGACGCGGCGCGGTTCAAGAGCAGACTCAAGGCAGCGCTTAACTAATCAAAGACTATGGCTAAAACAATCGACCAACTCACCGCGCTCGGCGCCACACCGGACGACAGCGACAACCTCGTCATTGACGACAATGGCGTGACCAAAAAAGTCACGGCTGGACAGCTCAAGGGCGACTGCTTTCGCGTTCAACAAAACAACGGACTTAGCAGCACGGTCGGAACGCGCATCGGCACGGCGACCAACCAGTTGTTGTCCTTCTGGAATGCCGCTCCCGTTGACCAACCGGCGCTGACGGCCGACCTTCTTGACAGCTTGCAGGAGGTTGGCCTCATTGCCGCTGGAGCCGGCGACACTCCGCTCAATCTGAGCGCTGGTGCGTTGACCTGCGGCGCCATCTCGGCTGCCGCGACCGGCGTGGCATCTTTGGCTGCCACTGGTGCCGTGACCGCCGCTTCGGTGGCCGCCACGGGTGCGGTGACAAGCAGCGGCACCGGCGGCATTGGCTATACCACAGGCGCAGGAGGCACAGTAACGCAAGCAACCAGCCGCACCACCGCCGTCACAATCGACAGACCTTCCGGCAGCATCACGATGTTCAGCGCGGCGGGTTCTGCCACAGCGGCGAGCTTTACGGTCAACAACTCCACGGTAGCCATTAGCGACGTTGTCATATTGAACCAGCGAAGCGGCACCAACCTCTACGATCTGGCCGTCACGGCGGTCGCCAGCGGATCTTTCGCCATCACCTTCCGCACCACTGGCGGCACAGCAACCGACGCGCCGGTCATCAACTTCGCGGTCATCAAGGCAGTCACCGCTTAATGGCACTAGAGAGTCCAGTGCAGCGCGATGGCGACCGAGGGTTCCTCGGCTTTGCCTCACGTCTCAATCCGCTGACGCTGCCTGCGGGCATGTTGCAGGACTCCGTGAACATGCGCCTTGATCGAGGTGTGGCGCAGACACGCAAGGGCGCGAAGCGGCTGGCCAGCGACATCTCGGTGAGCGGAACGCCACTGACGGTGCCGTTTATCTTAGCGCCCGCACCGAACGAGCCGATCGTGCGGTCAATCTACAGCGGCGGCATCTTTGCCTCGGCTCTTATGCTTTTGCCGGAAGAAAACATTGGCACCGAGGCGGTGCTGCTGGCGGGACCGGACAGCGTCTTCACCTACATCACCGATAGCGCACTCGACATCACATCGGCCGGTGCGGCAGCCGTGCTGGCCGTTAGCTCCACGGAGAACCTCGTCACCGACACCAATGATGAACTGCTAGTCATTGCCCTGCCGCCTGAGATCAGCCTGCCGACCCCGCCGGACGAGATCATTGAGCCGACCGACAAGGTTTCTATGCTTCAGGCTTACAATCGCCTGTATCTCTTCCGTGAGGCCGACCGCAATCAGGCCGGATGGGGAACCAACTTCACCAGCGGCGAGGGCATTGTTGTGTCTGGAACAGTTGCTACCGTTTATGTGGACGCTCACGGCTACGAGCAGGGCGCCCGCGTCCGCATTGAGGGCGGTGCGGCGGCAGCCTTTGCGGGACACGAATACGACATCGCCACAGTGATCGACGCCGACCGCTTCACGATTGCGGTGCCGAGCGGCACGGCGAACGAAGCGGGCGCCAACACGCAGGTGCGCAGGGTTAAGCCGCCGCTCTACTGGGACGGCAACCCCGCCAACGATTTTATCCGCGCACCGGCCGGTGTGCCCGCCGAAGGACCGACCTACAAGAAGATGCGCTCAGTGCCGTGGGCGACCTACATCAACAACCGGCTGATCCTGCCAGACGGCCGCCAAAACGTAATGATTTCCGACGTGCTCGACCCCAATTTTTACGATCCGTTTTGGGCGTCGTTCCGCGTGGGCAAGGGCGGGAACGATTACATCGTGGCCGTGCATCCGTGGGTTGATGGCACGGCGCTGGTCTTTTGCCGCAAGAGCATCTGGCTCGCAACGATTGCCCAAGTCGCAGCGACCGGAGGCAACGGCTTCGACATTGACTCAGCGGTGAGCAAATTGGAGCTGCTCACCGACGAGATCGGCTGCTCGGCGCGCCGGACTATCGTGACGGCCGGAAACTTTGTCTACTTTCTCTCCGATAGCGGTGTCTATCGCCTTGATGCGCGACTGGATCTAAAGTTACGCGGAGACACCAAGCCTCTCAGCGACCCGATCGCCGACAAGCTGCAAACTCTAAACACCGATCTCATCGAGGACTCTGTCGCTGTTTACCAAGACAATCGCTACTACCTCGCCGTGCCGCTGGCCGACAGCACGGACAGCAACAACGGCGTGTTCATTTACAGCCAGCTCAACGAGCAGTGGGAAACGGAGGACATCTACGGCTTTGGTGTGAATAACTTCTTGGTCGGCAACGTGGCGGGCGAGCGGCGCATCATGATCACCAACCGCGCCGGATACCTCATGCTGCTCAACCAGCGCGAGGACGGCGATGACAGCCCTGACACTACAGTCAATGTGGTTTCGCCAGTTCCGGCCAGCATCCGCACCCGCCGCTACGACTTCGGCGACATGCACAGCAAGCGGTTCCTTCGCACAATTGCCGATGTGGTCATTCCGGCTGGGGCGAGCATTACGACCAAGATCAAAA